TTTTTTGTTCCTAATCGCCTGTTGTGGTCTAACTGGAAGAAGTTTATGGGTGAACAAGCTAATCCGTCTGATTCCATATCCTATGTGATACCACAACAAGTCTCTCCTGCTTCTGGATATGCTTTAAATTCATTGCAGGATTATTTTGGCCTTCCTACTGTTGGCCAAGTCGGAGCAGGTAATACCGTTACACATAATGCTTTGCCCCTTCGTGCTTATAACTTGATCTACAACGAGTGGTTCCGTGATGAAAATCTACAGAACTCTGCTGTTGTCGATACCGGTGATGGTCCCGATACTGTCGCTAACTACACGCTTAAGCGGCGTGGTAAGCGGCATGATTATTTTACTTCTGCCCTTCCTTGGCCTCAAAAGGGCAATACTTCTGTTTCCCTTCCCTTGGGTACTTCGGCGCCTATTAAAGCTAACCTAACTGCTCAGGGTTATGTTACCGCTAACGATCAGAATAACGTTGCTAGAAACTTCTCTGAAGTTTCTGCTACTTCTCTATATCTAAAGGGAACTGCTGCTGTTGCTAGTCAACCTCTTTATGCTGATCTTTCTGCTGCTACAGCTGCTACGATCAATCAACTACGTCAATCTTTCCAGATTCAAAAACTTCTTGAGAGGGATGCTCGCGGTGGTACTAGATATACTGAAATCGTTCGGAGCCATTTTGGTGTTGTGTCTCCCGATGCTAGACTTCAACGCCCTGAATATCTTGGCGGTGGATCTTCTCCGATTATCGTAAATCCTGTTGCTCAGAACTCTGCAACTGGTGTTACTGGTTCCACGACTCCCGTTGGTACTCTTGCAGCTATTGCTACTGTTACTTCCTTTAACCATGGTTTTAAACAGTCTTTCACTGAACATGGTTTTATTATTGGTCTTGTCCAAGTTCGTGCTGATTTGACTTATCAGCAAGGTTTGCGTAAGCAATGGTCCCGTTCTACTCGTTATGATTATTATTTCCCTGTCTTTGCTATGCTCGGTGAGCAGAGCATTTTGAATAAGGAAATTTATTGTAAGGGTGATGCTAACGACAATCTAGTTTTTGGTTATCAGGAGCGATGGGCTGAGTATCGTTATCACCCTTCTCGTATTTCTGGTTTGTTCCGTTCTACTGCTTCAGGCACTATTGATCCTTGGCACTTGGCTCAGAACTTTACTTCTTTGCCTACTCTCAATACTACATTTATTGAGGATACGCCACCTGTGTCCCGTGTTGTTGCTGTCGGTGCTGCTGCTAATGGCAAGCAGTTTATCTTTGATTCATTTTTTGATATTAAGGCGGCTCGTCCGCTTCCGATGTATTCTGTTCCAGGTTTGATTGATCATTTCTAAGGAGATCTATTATGGGTTTCTTTGATTTTGGTCTCTCTGACATTGTAGGCCCCCTCATAGGCGGTTTTTTCGGCTCTGAGGGGCAAGAGGATGCCAATGAACAGAATGCGGCTATGTCTAAGCAACAGATGGACTTTCAGGAGCGCATGTCTAATACTGCCTATCAAAGGGCAGTTAAGGACATGCAAGCTGCTGGTTTAAATCCTATGTTGGCCTATTCACAAGGTGGTGCGTCTTCACCTGGTGGATCTACCGCTGTTATGGGTAATAAGGCTACTGCTGCTATGCAGGGTGCGTCTACTTCTCTTACTGCTCAGAATCTTTCTCAGCAAAATAAGTTACTTGAGGCTCAGACCGAAAAAACTATAGCTGAGAAGGCTCTTGTTGAAGCTAATGTTGGCCAAACTAATGCGTCTGCTGGCAGTTTGAATGCTACTGCCGATAAGATCCGGCAGGAAATGCAAGCATGGGTTGATGTTAATCGTGAGCGTGCTTTTATTGCTCGCGATGGTGAATGGAATGCAGCTGCTTCTAAGCGTTGGCAACAAGATGTTGACTTTGAAACGGTTCAGGCTCGTATACAACAAGCCCGTGAAGAGGCTCGTTTGTTGAAAAACAGAGCCGAATTATTTGGTCTTCAGGTTCCTGCTGCTATGAATGAAGCTGCCTTTGAGAAGTCTGAATATGGTCAGCATTACAGGTATATGGATAAGGGTATTGACCAGTTTGGTAAGTCTATTGGTTCTGCTGGTGGTTTACGTCGTGTTCTTCCCCCTAAATTCGGAGGTTATTGATATGGATTATCCTTTTATTCGTTCAGCTTATAATTATGATACAAATAAGGCGTCTACAGAGAGTGGTTTAGAGTGTCTTGACAAGTCGCTCACTAAACAGTCATTTGCGGAGGAAGTTGATATTAATACTATCGTTCGACGCTTTAATCTGTCTGGTGAGCTTCCGTCTGACATCCGCGCCCCTGAGTACGCCGATTTTGAGGATGTTTATGATTATCATTCTGCGCTGAACGCTATTGCTAAGGCTCATGAATCCTTTGATGCTATGCCTGCTGATGTCCGGTATCGTTTTAATAACGATCCTGGTGATTTTGTTGATTTTTGCAACGATCCCAAGAATGTTGATGAAATGGTTAAGTTGGGTCTTGCTGTTCCGGTTTCTAAGTCTGAACCGGTTTTGACCGATGGAGATTCCCCGGCTATTGCGCCAGCAATTGGCGGGGATGGCAAGGCCCCTTGAGGGCCGCGGCAGTGATGCGGTGAGCATCTGGCACAGTTCATTACTTGATGTAACTGTGCTAGGTGACACCCTTTTTAGGTGTTACCTTTTTTAAGGAGAATCTTTATGTTTCGACGTTCTGTTAATAAATACAAGTCTTCTAAGCAGTTTCGCAAGCATGGCACCCGCACTAAGTCTCTTAACATGCGAGGTCTTGCTCGTGGGGGCATTAGGCTCTGATGCCTTGCTATAGGCCTTTGACGGCCTATAGAACTGCTCAGGGTAGTGTCGTCTTTTCTGAATTGCGCCGGCATGGGGATTTCACCCATACTTTGCAGCTGCCTTGTGGTCAGTGTGTAGGCTGTCGCTTGGAGCGTTCTCGTCAATGGGCTGTCCGTTGTGTTCATGAAGCCCAGATGCACGATGAGAACTGTTTTTTAACTCTTACTTATTCGCCTGAGAATCTTCCCAAAGGCCGAACATTGGTCTATAGTGATGTTCAGAAGTTCCTCAAGCGTCTGCGTCGTTGGTTCAAGAAACCTGTTCGTTTTTACATGTGTGGAGAATACGGTGAACAACTTGATCGGCCTCATTATCATCTGCTGCTTTTTGGTTGTCAGTTTCCTGATCTTCAACCGTTCCGTACCGGAGGTAGTCACAAGCTCTGCACTTCCGCAATACTCGAACGTTTATGGGGTCTAGGATTTTGTACCATTGGTCAAGTTACTTTCGAGAGCGCAGCATATACGGCTCGTTACATCATGAAGAAAGTCACAGGCGATCTTTCGAAGGAGCATTATCGTTATGTCGATCCAGATACTGGTGAAGTCTTTGACAGGGTTCCTGAGTTCAATCACATGTCGCTTAAGCCAGGAATCGGATCTTCTTGGTTCGATCGCTTTTCTGATGATGTTTATCCTGATGGTATGGTTGTTGCCCGAGGACATCCTTCGCGCTCTCCTAGATATTATGACAAACTTGTTAGCAAGCTAGATCCGGAGGTTTATGACGAATTACTATATGAACGTGAGGTTGAAGGTCGTTCCCGTTTTGCTGATAATTCTGAAGATCGTTTGAAGGTTCGTGAAACTGTTGCAACTGCTCGTATTTCCCAATTAACTAAAACTTTATGAGGTTTTCAAATGGCTAAACTTATCGTACTTGCAATTATGGATACTGCTGTAGCTGCTTTTAATCGTCCTTTTTTCGTTCCTGCCCGTGGTGCTGGTATTCGTGCCTTTATTGATGAAGTCGGTCGTAAGGACCCTAATAATGCTATGTCTATGCATCCTGCTGATTTTGCTCTTTATGAGCTTGGCACTTGGGACGAAGAATCCGGTCTATTTGAATCTAATGGTATTCCTACTCGCATCGCTCTCGCTACTGATTTTTGTCAGGAGTCTTAATCATGCATCGTAATAAATCCGTTGATGTTCATCAATTTTCACTGATTCCTAAGTCTGATATTCCTCGTTCGTCTTTTGTGATGCAACATACTCACAAGACGACTTTTGATGCCGGTTATCTCGTCCCTGTTTTTTGTGAGGAGGTTTTGCCGGGGGATACTTTTAATCTTAAGATGACAGCTTTTGCTCGTCTATCTACTCCGCTATTTCCAGTCATGGATAACATGCATCTGGATAGTTTCTTCTTTTTTGTTCCTAATCGCCTGTTGTGGTCTAACTGGAAGAAGTTTATGGGTGAAC